TTGGTGATATTGGCAACACTGATACGGTTAAGTCTTACTTGGGAACAATCGGCTGGAAACCGGACGATTGGAACTGGAAACGCATCAATGGAGAATTCGTCAAGGTCTCTGCAAAACTCACCGATAGTTCACTGGAACCACTTGGAGATGTAGGACAAGCTCTTATGGAGTACTATACCTTGCGTTCTCGTAAATCAATCTTAGAAGGATGGTTTGAATATGTCGATGATAACAGCCGTCTACATGGTGACGTCTTTAACATTGGTACTCCAACTTTTAGACAAACTCATAAAATCATTGCAAACCTACCGAGCGGAAAGGCCACTCTTGGCCCTGAGTTTCGGAGACTTTTTATTACTCCTAGCGGCACTAAACTGGTGTCTGCTGACTCAGCTGCTTGCCAGCTCAGGCTATTGGCATACTATATGAATGACCCAGAGTTTACCAAACAGGTGCTCGAAGGGGATATTCATCAAATGAATGCCGATATTATTGGCTGTACACGAAATGAGGCTAAGCGATTCATCTTTGCTTATCTTTACGGAGCAGGTGCTCAAAAGCTTAGTGGCTATATTAACAAGTCTGTTAATGAAACCAAGAAAGCTATTGCTAAGTATAAAGCAGCGCTCCCTAAACTTGTTAACCTTATTAATCAATGTAATAGAGCTGTTGAGGCTAGAGGATATATTATTGGCCTTGATGGTCGTCCTATTAAACTTAGCAGTGAAGAACGGCATAAGGCTTTGAATTATCTCATTCAAGGTGCTGAAGCTGTTGTTATGAAGTATACTGTCAATATGATCCATGAGGAACTTGCTAAAGCAAAAATTGATAGTAAAATTCTTCTATTCTACCACGACGAAGTAACTTATGAGGTATCTGAAGATAAAGCAAAAGAAGCTCAAAGGCTTATTATTCGTTGTTTTGAAGAGGCACCTAAAAAAGTAGGTGTTAATATAATGACTTGTGGTGACTGTAAAATTGGAGATGACTACTATGACGTCCATTAGACCAATGACTGAAGAAGAACGTAATCGTGCTAAGTATCGTGATATGGTAAATAGCAACAGTAATGCTACTGTATCTGTTACTGAATATATTGCTCAAGCATTTGACAAATTCCACAATGAAGTTCAGTTTGGGCGTATTGCCATGTCAGAAACCATGCTGACACTTATAAATGAGCTTGAAGAAGAAGTCATCGAACTTGCTAATCAAAATCACACAACCGAGGCTGAAGAGAGATTCGAAGAAGGCTTTGAAGAGGGCGAGCGTTTTGGCTATGAGTGTGGCCATGTGGATGGTTATGAACAGGCTCTGAACGACTATGAGATAGAAGTATAATGTTTACTGTAGAGAATGACACAGACAACGGTGAAGGAAGCACTATTGTTACTCTTGATGAAAAGGGTGAATATGATGATGTTGAAGTTATTCTCTATGAGGATAGCGTCTTTATCCGTCAAGTAGATGAGTATGAAGGTACTCAGATGATTATCTTGTCACCACAACAGCTTAAGGATATTGTGTTGGCTTATAACCTGCCCGATGGTGCTTACTACCAGAAGGCTTCTCTGACAGGAGGCGAAGATGAGTGACGAACTGGTGAAGCGGTTGCGTGGATGGCCTATATCAACCGCTGCAAACGTAATGCGTGATGCAGCAGACCGCATTGAAGAACTGGAGGCTGAACTTAAAGAGCAGGCTCTTCAATACCTCTCTGACACAGGACAACTTGGTGAACGTATAGGTGAGCTAACAGAAGTCCTTGAAGAGGTAGATGCGTGGGTCGAGAGCTTAGGTTACTACGCAGATGAAGGTGCTGAGCTAGTCCCTGTGTTTAAGAAGGTTAAGGCTGTGCTAAAGAAAGGATATTACTAATGACTACTGATGAGAAAAACAACACTGGTTACCGCAACACTGGTCACTACAACACTGGTAGCTACAACACTGGTAACTACAACACTGGTTTCTCCAACACTGGTAACCGCAACACTGGTAACCGCAACACTGGTTGGCGCAACACTGGTGACTACAACACTGGTTACTACAACACTGGTATCTACAACACTGGTATCTACAACACTGGTGACTACAACACTGGTGACTACAACACTGGTCACTACAACACTGGTGACTATCATGTAGGTTGTTTCAACACAACTTGTGCAGAAAAAGCCTACTACTTCAATCAACTTATTGATAAAAACGTGTGGGACAATGCTAGAAAACCTAGCTGGATTTATGACCTACGCCCTACGGCTTGGGTATCATCAGGAGACATGACCCCTCAAGAAAAAGCAGACAACCCAACACATGAGGCAACAGGAGGTTACCTTCGTGTGAATGACATAAAAGAAGAGTGGCGAAAGGCTTATAATAACGCTACACCAGAAGACATTGAGCTGACCAAGCGTCTACCTGCGTTTGATGCCGATGTTTTCCTAGAAATTACTGGTATTGACTTGCGTGAGCCTAAGAAGGTATCTTGCGAGGGTCGTGAGATTGAAATTGATGGTGTCACTTATGTCTTGAAGGAGAAGAGGTAAATTACTATGAGCCTAACAAGTAAAGCACAAGCCTATGATGTTCTGGTGAAAGAACTATTCGTATTGCTTGACAAAACAGAAGAGACTGATGATGGTCTTGTATTTCATACTACCAGAATCTCTTCTTGTCGTGCAATGGATGCGGAAAAGTTGGAACAAGTTTTGAAAGAACTGAAAAGTGTACTGGAGGATTGGGGATGAAATTCAGTAGATACAATGACCACAATGCTAAGATTGAGATGGAAGTCCACGATGATAGCACACTATACGAAGTGCTTGAGGAGTTTCAGAACTTTCTTCGTGCTTGTGGTTATATGATTGAATACAACAAATTTCTGGATATTGTGGAGATGGACGAATGAATGTAGGCGGAGCAATTGAAGGACTGTTCTATGCATTTGTATTTGCAGTAGGTGCAGCACTCATTCTAGTCCTGTATGTTTTCTGGCAGACGGTTTTTTCGTTGACGCCTTGGGAGGTTTGCGCTAAGATGGAAACAGATGCAGCAAAGGTGCAATGTATGGAGACACATTACGAATGAACTGGGAACAATGGCTATCAGCAAATCAAATGAACATTGACTTCGGAGAAAGTAGTGTTGACCTAATGAGACGTGCTTATATTGCAGGTCTTGCCAAGGTACATGACTTGCGTGAGCCTAAAAAGGCATCTTGTGAAGGTCGTGAGATTGAGATTGATGGTGTGACTTATGTCTTGAAGGAGAAGAAGTAATGACAATGAGTAGAAATATCTGGATAGTATCCGACACACACTTCAATCATAAAAACATTCTCACATTCCGTGATAGCGCAACCGGAGAACTGGTTCGTAACTTCAAAGACGTGGAAGAAATGAATGAGCACATGATTGAGCGCTGGAACAGTGTCGTCAAGAAAGGTGACATTGTTTATCACCTAGGCGATGTAATGTTCGGTGATAAAGAAGAGTTCAAAAAACTGTGGCCGCGACTGATTGGTAGTAAACGACTGTTGCTTGGCAACCACGACGACGGTAAGTTCTTGGGTTCTGGCGGTTTCTTTCAGAAGATTGGACTGTGGCGCATGTTTCCTGAGTTTGGTTTGATGCTGAGTCATACACCACAACACACCAGTAGCCTCCTGAGACTCACTAATCCAAATGGTAAGTATCCTGATGACTGTGAAATGTTATTGAATGTGCATGGCCATATTCATCAGAATAAATCTCCTGACGGTCCATATAAAAACGTGAGTGTTGAGGCTATAAACTATACACCTGTAAACATTGAAGAACTGAGAGTAAAATAATGACCGAATATAAACCAAACAGATGGGTCGTAGTAAAGATTGGTGGACCCGACCCACATTATCGTGTGCTTGCAGGTTGGTCTGGAGGCTACCTTGATGGTGACTACTGGCGTATGAACTCTGGTATCACCAAGGTTGACTTTGATGGTGACTACTGGTACTTCTATGGGTCTAGTGGTAGCTGTTACAAGTGTTACGTTGACTCTTATGGTTTCAACATGGTTTCTGCACATACTTACGAGAGCTACCACAGAGTGCATGGTGACAAGTTTGTTGCTCTTGAAGACCAAGAGTGGAATAAAGAAGACTGGGATTGGATTATCAAATGAAGTTTCTTTATGAGAAGGATAACGGTACAGAAATTGCGGTGCACCTAAGCATTTATGCTGAACTTGATGATGTGCTTGAAGAGTTCCAAAACTTTCTTCGTGCTTGTGGTTACACTATTGAGTACGACAAAGTGTTGGCTATTGTGGAGATGGACAAATGAGTCATTGGCACTACCAACTAATGTACCACAAGTATGATAACCCTGTCCTCGGCGAGGAGGGTTATTATGCTGTGCATGAATACTATGAAATGGATGACGGGGTCCCTGTTTGGACAGAGAATCCAGTGACTGTCGATGGGGACAGCATTGAAGATGTAAAAAAGATGCTACTGCTGATTCTGAAAGACATTGATAAGCATGGGGTGAAAGGCTATGAGCCTAACAAGTAAAGTGCAACAGTATGACACTCTCGTAGATGAGTTGTTTAGACTACTTGACATGAAAGAAGAAACAGATGATGGTAGAGAGTTTCGTCCAAATCAGTTCACAAGCTGTCGTGTGCAAGACGCTGCGGCTCTAGAGAGTGTACTACTGGCACTAAAACGAACAAGGGAAGACTTGGGATGACTAAGATTTTGATGTGTGACCCGCCTATGGGGTGGAAGTACGGGTTTCCTAAACCTATGCCGGACCTATATTATGAGATGGGAGAAAACTTTGAACTTGAGATGTGGCTTGTCAGTGAGGGCTACCCACAGGAAGAACTGTTTAGGCTGGCACATGTAGGTTGCCGTTACTGGGAGAAAGAAGATGACACGAACAACAGTTGACAAGCACTTCACTGAATGGATGTTCCCTCACTTTAAAGGAGAAGGAACTCCTGCTGAGGATGTAGATGAAAGGGTAAATAACTTCCATGATTACATAGAAGAAATGATGCGTGAGGCTTACAAAGCTGGGTATAAACAAGGTTATGTTCAAGGTGTAGACGAGGTGTTAAATGATGGGTGAATACGAGTTTGACTATAGTAAGTATAAAGAGGTAGAGCTTTATGACCTCCGTGTGGACTTTTCTTCTGAGAGTTTTGTAGATGTCGTAGGAGTGTTAGAAACTATGGTAAAGAAGGCAGAGAAGCGGGGGTTAAAAAATATCAGATTGCAGTTTGAGTCTACCTACGAGCCTTACGAAGATTACTTAGGAACCCCTACAGTAATGCCTGTTGGTTTGGTTCCTATGACTGAAGAAGACATTCAGGATGGACTGAACAATGCTAAAGCAGAATCACTCGCCAAAGAGTTAGGCACTTATGTTGCTGCTGCTCATGAGATACTCAGACTGAAAGAAGAAGGGAAACTATGATGACTGAAGAAGATAAACTAGGAGAAGTACGAATCAAAAATATCACAGACCGTGAAGATGGCGGGTCTGATATTGAGGTTGACTTGGATGAGGATGCAGCTGTAACGATGGCTCAACTTGGTTTAGAAATTACATTCTACTGTGCTGCATACAATGTAGATTTTCAGGACGTACTAGACTGGATTATTTCTCATAAGCTAGAGGATTAAGATGAGTGAGTTTAGGACTATTCCAGTAGACTACCAAGTTAGCGGTTACGTCGAAGTTTCAGAGGATGAGGCAACCATGTGGTCAAACACGCAAAGAAAAGGGGGTGTGTACGGCGCAGGTGATTACCCCGCCTACGTTTATAGAGATGGCCGCTTGGTCTATCAATTTAACAATCGTGAGGAAGCAGAAGCTGCCTTAGCAGAACTAAAAGGAGATGAAGATGAGTGAACAAAACGAATGGGCTGGAAAGATGTGGAATGATACACTGAAAGAAGTATCTACTAAAGGTGATGCACTTATGGACATCTATGACAGTGTGTGTATTGTTCGTCTACGTCAGGTAGTAGAGTGGTCACTGGAAGAGATGTGGCGTATCAAGGAACGTAAGAACGTCACCGACCCCATGTGGGAAGATTATGCTGAACTAAGTGCGGACGTACTAGCAGCTAAACGTCTGCTGGAATACTTTGGTGCAAGTACAGGGGAGTATAATGAATAAAGCAGAAGTTTATCAAAGGAGATCAGCTATGTTTGAATATGAAGGGACTACCGACGCAGTTTTAATGACAGGGCTTGCTTCGGAAGCAGGTGAAGTTCTGGCAGAGTGGCTCAAGGAGGAACGTTTAGACCGTCCGGATAGGGACCGTACAGAACAGATGCTAGATGAGCTCTCTGATGTACTTTGGTATATTACTCGCATTGCTGAACGTCGAGGGTCGAGCCTTGAGGGCTTGATGGGGCGTAATCTAATGAAACTAGATGCTCGCAGAGAAGGTAAAAAATGATAGGCTATAAGTTATTTCGTAAAATGAAGGATGGGTATTCTCCCTTATTCATTAATAAGAAACAACGTCTTAATCTAGGTGAAGTTTATAAATATGAAGATAAGCCCACTAAGGGTTTTGCTCATAGACCTGGCTGGCATATTTGTTCTGAAATGTCAGCACCTCATTTAAAACAAGAAGGAACTAATCGTGTGTGGTGTAAGGTAAAGTTCACTCCAATGTCTGAAATTAAAAGACCGGAGTCACAAGGAGGTACTTGGTATCTTGGTTCTACAATAGAGATTTTAGAGGAGATTACATGATAGCAATTATTGATGGCGATGTTCTTGTTTATATAGCACTCTGGAATGCTGACGTTAAAGAACAAGCTCGTCAAAACTTCGACGATCTATTCGAAGCAATCACAGAAGAATTATTTGTAACTGACTATGCTATGGCCATTGGTGGTGATAGTAACTTTAGACTGGATATTTATCCTGAGTATAAAGCTCATCGTGCTAAGTCAAAATCAACAATACCTGATTGGTTTCATGATTTGAAGTCTGAAATTGCAAATGATTATGCTGGTTGTATTACAACTGACTATTGTGAAGCGGATGATATGGTCCGTATCTGGTGGCATCAATGTGATGCCGCTGGAGTACCTTCTGTAGTTATTAGTGTTGATAAAGACCTAGACTGTATCTCTGGTTTGCACTATAATCCTCGTAAGAAAGAGATTTATAGCGTAAAAGAAGAAGACGCAGAATTCCATTATTGGAAGCAAATTCTGATGGGAGACTCTACAGATAACATCCCAGGACTTCCTGGCATCGGACCTAAGAAAGCAGAAGCCTTACTAAAACCCAGCGATGATTACAGGAAAACTGTAGCACAAGCTTATAACAATCACTTTGGAATTAAAGGTTATGAATACTTACTGTCTAATGGCAAGCTAATTCATATTCTTCGACATGATCGAGATTACTTCCACTTCAACAAGGAAAAGTATAATGATGCTATCTCTTAGTGAGATTGGGCATTGGGAGTATTCTTACAGGTTTGATCCAGAGCAGTGGTTTGGATTTGTTTACTGTATTGAAAATACTGCTACTAAACAATTTTATATTGGTAAGAAACAGTTTTATCATCATGGTAAAAAGAAATCTAAAACTTACGGTAAAGAAATGTCTTGGAGAACCTATGTTGGTTCTTCAACACATGTTAAGAAAGATATAAAAAAGTATGGTAAAGATGCCTTTAAGTTTGATATAGTTGATTTATACAAAACTAAAGGTGGAATGTATTATGCTGAAGCGTATCTACAAATGCTTTGTGATTGTATGACAGAGACTTTACCTAATAGCGACATTCCTAGGTTTTATAATCGACAGATTGCTGCTATTAGATTTGTTCCTAAAGAACATCCAACTAAACGTACTCGTTCTTTCATTAATAAGATAAGAAAGCGATATAATGGGACGAATAGTAACCCGTAATCAGCCTTGCGAGAGTTGCGGTAGTTCAGACGCCAAACAAATTTATGAAGATGGATCTGCTCACTGCTTCTCTTGTAAAAAGAATTTCTTTGCTCCAAAGGAAGAGCACATGGAAAAACCTATTCAATCTAAAGATTGGTCAGATAAATTGGAGGAGGTTAAAAATGAATATCCTATCTCCGGCTTTAAAGAAAGAGGTATTTATAAACAAGTTACTGAGCATTATCAGGTTAAGGTTTCTTATAATCTTGATGGTGATATTGATGCTCACTACTACCCCTATTACAAATCAGACATCTTGTCAGGATACAAAGTCAGAAAACTACCAAAGGATTTTACCAGCATTGGCACCGTTAGAGGTGGCTTGTTTGGACAGCAATTGTACTCTGGTGGTAAAAGACTCGTTATCTGTGAGGGCGAAATTGATGCAATGTCAGTGCAGTCCGCTTGGTTCAAGAAGTATAGAACCTTCTACCCAGTAGTGTCACTTCGATCTGCTTCTAGTGTTAAAGACCTAATTGATGCTAGAGAGTGGATTAGAAATTTTGATGAAGTAGTTTTATGGTTTGATAACGATGACGCTGGTCAAACCGCCGTCAAAGAAGCTTGTCGTATAATTGGCGTTGACAAAGTAAAGATTGCTAAATCTTCTGAGAAAGACGCTAATGAGCTTTGGATTAAAGATCCAGACAAGGTTCTGAAAACTATTTACGATGCTGTAACTTATACTCCCGCAGGTATTCTAACTAAAGATGAACTGTGGAATCAACTTGAAAAGTATAATGAAATTGAGTCAGTACCTTACCCTGATTTTATGGAAGGACTCAATGATAAGCTGAAAGGTATGCGCTTTGGAGAAATTACTCTTTGGACTTCTGGTACTGGTTCTGGTAAATCTACCCTCCTTCGTGAAATTGCTGTTCACCTTTTAGAAACAGTAGAAGATAAAATTGGGATTATTTCCCTTGAAGAATCCCCAGCCGAGACTGCTAGAAAGATGGCAGGTATGGCTATTAACAGGAATCCAGCTAATGAAGAAATACCTATTGAAGATCTTAAGGTGGGATTTGATCGTATATTTGGCTCTGATCGGGTCATGGTTCTC